ATGGCTAACGATAAAATTGAACACGAAATTGAGTATTTTGATGAAGAGTCTCAAACAATAGATTTAGTGCTAGATGATGGAACAAATATGACTTGTGATGTTATAGGTCTTTTTGAAGTGGATGGTGTAGAATATATAGCATTAGCAGAACCAAATTCTGATAATGTTCTTTTATATATTTATGAAGAAATAGGAGACGAAGTAAGTCTTAAAAATATAGAATCTGAAGAAGAATATCAAGCTATAGCTGATGAGTTCATGGAACTTTTTAGTGATTTGTTTGAAGATGAAGAATAATTTAGACTATGTGATATCTGTTGGGGGCAACTCTAGCAGATATTTTTTATGTAATCTTTCATGATAAGTGTCAAAAAAGAGGTAAAAAAGAAAAAGTGGGATAAGTAGGGAAAAGTTAGTATATAACGGGATTATGTGGGATATGAAAAAAACTTTTGCCAAATTAGTTGAAAAAAATAAAATGTGTTAAAGTTTATTAAAGACTGTTTATAAAAACGGTCTTTTTTTATCTTTAAAAATGGTTTAAAATTTTTAATAGATACTTTACAGCAAGTTTAAAATATTAATAAATAGGCTTTAAACATACTTTAATACAAATAAAATAGTAATATAAATCAATTTTAAAATTGAAATTTTGAAATTGATAAAAACATTATTTTAAGTGTAAAGAACGAAAAAATGGTATAAAAAATGTACACTTAAAATAATGTTGAAATTTTAATAAATTATAGATTTGCTAAAAGTTATTTTTAAAAATTTTAAGTGTACAAAATTTTTTTATTATACAAATATTTTTAAACTAATGTGGATTAACATAATATTTAATTTATAAGGTTTTGTAATCTTTGAATTAATCTGTCCTTTAAGTTATAAATATCATCTATTGATTCTATAGTAAATTTTTCATTTTCATCATTAGAATTTTTTATTATTACATATTTTGTATTCTCTTTTAATATTACTCTACATACCCATTGTGTTACTTTTTTATCTATATTTATACCAAAATAACTTAATGTATCTTTATAATCCAATCTTTTTACATCTATGTATTCTCTTAATAACGATTTTATTATATAAAAAGACTGTAATTCTTCTTGAGTGGTTATAACTTGATTTTCTTCACTAATATTTTCAGTATTTTCATTTTCTGTAGCTAATTCAGTTTCTTCTGATTCTGCTTGTGAATTGAGTGCATTTTGTAGTTTATCACTTACCAAGTCATTTATGTATAAATTGATACTTTTTTTTACTAAAGGTTTATATTTATCTAATATGTTTTGAGTTTTTACTCCATCATAAACTCCAGAATTAAGTATAAATTTTACAAATTCATCATCTGGTGTTTCATTAAAAATTTTATTGAGAGCTGTCTTTATAAGACCTAGATACTTTAAATCTGAAGCTGTATTTTTTATACTATTTAAGTCAAAGGTATCTTTATGAAATTTTTTTAATTCTGATATATGATTTTCTTTTAAAGATGTCATATTTATTTCCAAAAATGGCTTTTCATCCATTTTATTAGTTTCTTCTAAATCTGTAAAAAATCTATAAATTATTCCATTTGTAAGTATAGCAAATTTTGCAGTAGTGGTTCCAAAATATCTAAACAATTGAGAATCGTGTTTTGTTAATTCTTCATTAACTGATTTGCATTCTATTAATATCTGTGGTTGTCCATTTGATAAAATAGCATAATCTACTTTTTCACCTTTTTTTATACCTACGTCTGCTGTAAATTCTGGTGTAAATTCTATAGGATTAAATATATCATAACCCAGTATTTGGAATAAAGGCATAACAAGAGATGTTTTTGTAGCTTCCTCAGTAGCTATATTATCTTTTAAAGTTTTTATTCTTCCGGAAAATGCTTTTATATTTTCTTCAAAAGTGTTCATATTTTTCCTCCCTAGTTTAATAATTTTTGTACATATTTTAAAGGATAAGCTGTAATATTTGAAATATCTTGAAAAGTAAATTCCTTTAATTCATATGCATCATATTCAGACAATAATAAATTTATAGCGAATAGATCTGCTTGCTTTTCATATTTACTACTAACAAAAAATGCTTTTTTACATAAAAATGGATAATTCATACCTTCATGTAATACAGCGTGACCTAATTCGTGAGAACATACACGCCTTTGTTCTCGTTCGTTTAGATTTGAGTTTATGCCTATAATTCTATTTCTTTTATATTCATAGTAAAAACCATTTGTTTTACCTAAATCTTCTTTTATTAATATTATATTCATACTCTTAACTATTGAAAATGGATCTACATAGCCATTAGAATATTTTTTTAGTATTTTTTGAACTTCGTTGTTTATATTCATATAACACCTACTTCCTGTATTTTTTTGGTGTATATTTTTCTTTATTTTTAAGTTTTGCCATCTCTATACCTACTCTCATGGAATTAAGTACAAGCTCAAGCGATTCTTGATCCATAGGTTCGCCATCAAACATCATATTTGAAGATGTGAGATCTTCTTCTACTTTTCTCATATAATTATCTATTTCTTTTTCATCTTTTTTATTTAATTCTATTTTTTTCACTTGAGTTGTGTCCCAACCCATTAAATTTTGTGGCGTAGTATTAAATGCATCAGCAAATGCTTTTATTTTAGATTCATTTAAATCTACTTTACCACTTTCTATTTTTGCTATAGTAGAACGAGAAGTGTATCCAACTTTTTTTGCTAAATCATCTTGGGATAGATTTTGTTCTAATCTAAGTTTTTTGATATTCTTATATAATTGCAACATAGTTTAACTCCCAAATTTTAAATAAACATATTTACTTTGGGTTTATTATAAAATATGCGTGAAAAAAAATCAACATTTTTGTTGAAAAATGTTGACAAAAATTCCACCGTATGTTATTATCTTTTTAGTGAATATAAATCAACATTTTTAGAAAGGAGTGGTTCTATTGACTAATACACAAAAATTAAGGGATGTAATACTAAAATCTGGATTATCTATAACATTTATATCTAAAAAATTAGGCATATCCAGAGAAGCTTTTTATAAAAAAATGCTAAATGTTACTGAATTTAAAGCTAGTGAAATAGAAAACTTAATGAAAATTTTAAGGTTAAGTACAATAAAAAGAGATGAAATTTTTTTTCATCAAAATAGTGAATATAAATCACTTATAGTTTAAAAGTGAGGTGATATTTTTGACAAAGCAAGTATGGCTTACAGTTGATGATGTATGTAATGTAGAAAATAAGAAAAAAAGAAATGTATTAGCAAGTATTACTAGAGGGACGTTAAAAGCAGAAAAAGTACAAACAAATAAAAGATGTGGATTTGAATACAGAATAAATTTAAGTGATTTATCAGAAGCTGCAAAGGTGAGATACTATGCTAGTCAAAAAGAAAAATATGATGATACTGATAATAATCAAGATGAAAAATATGAATTCTCAAATCTTACAGATAAACAAAAAGAAAAAGCATATTTGTGGAAGGGAGTGCTAGATGCTTGGAGAGAATATGTAGATGAATATAATGGAAATGATACAAATGCAACTAAAGAATATATAAAAATATACAATAAAAAAGGTGAAGTTAAGCTGAGCGAAAGAACTTTGTACAGAAAATGGAAGATGTATAAGGAATATGGAATAGTAGCACTCGCTGATTATAGAGGTGTAAAAAATGTAAGTGGTAATGATATACCTGATGAGGCTTGGGAAATATTTTCAAATTGGTATTTAGATATAAAAAAACCAAAGGTAGCATTTTTGTATAAGGCTTTAAACTATCATTATGAGATGAATAATCCACAGATGTTGCCACTACCGTCAGAGTCTACATTTAGAAGAGCAATACAAAGTAGACTTCCTGTATCCGTTATAAAATATTTTAGAGATGGCAAAAAAGTATGGACTGATGAATGTGCATATTATCTAAGAAGAGATTACTCATTATTAAACAGCAATGATGTATGGACAAGTGATTATCATACATTAGATTTGTTTGTAAAAGATGATGTAACTGGTGAAGTGTACAGACCACATCTTGTCATTTGGTCTGATATTAAAAGTAGAAAAATACTTACTATGAAGTTAAGAAGAAGTAGTGATAGTCATGGAGTATTTCTAACATTTAGAAGTGCAGTAAAAGAGTATGGAGCGCCTGATATGGTCTATTTAGATAATGGACGTGAATTTTTATCATCGGATATAGGTGGTAGAGGAAGAAGAAAAACTGATGAAAATGCCGATTATGGACAAACCTTATTTGATAGGCTTGGAATAAAAATGGTAAATGCAAAAGTAGCAAATGGTAGAGCAAAAATAGCCGAAAGACAATTTAAGACTATGACAGATCAGTTTAGTAGAATGTTTGAAACATATTGTGGAAATAAGCCTAATACTAGACCAGAAGGACATGAAAAAATATTAAAAAATGAAAAAAATATACCTTTGTTATCAGAGGTAGAAAAAGAACTGCAAGACTATTTTGAGGGATATTATAATAATATAGAAAGTAAGGCTGTAGGACTTGAAAATGGAACACCAAATGAGTGTTATAAAAAATACTTATTCAAGAAAAGAACACTACCATTAGAACAATTAAATGATATATTACTTAGAACTACAAAAATGCAAACATATAAAAGAAGTGGAGTATATGTTTCTATATCAAATACACAAATATACTTTTACAATTCTAATATCACTATGGATTATTTAGGAAAAAAAGTATATGTGAGATATGATCCAGATGATTTATCTGAAGTAATAATAGAAGATGATAAAGGAAGATATGCAGGAAAAGCACAAAGAGTAGTATCTGGTGGGTATGATATGGCAAATGATATAGAAGCTGTAAAATATGCAAATAAGACAAATAAGAAACTAGAAAAAATAATAAAAGACTACAAAGCAGTGGAAAATATGTCAAATATTCCACATATAAGACAGGTAATAAGTGAAAAATCAAAGCAGTTAATACAAGATAATAAGCAGCAATATTACACAAATGTTATAGAACTTATATTGAATCCAAATACAAGTAAAAGGGTAGTAGGAGCAGAAAATGTGGATACTAGTTTGATAGATTTTGAAAGAATGATAGCAAATGCAAAGAAAAATAAGGAGAAATCAAATGAAAACTAGCAGTATTGTATATGAGCTAAATAAGGTATTTGAAAAATTGAAGATAGAATCATTAAATGGACTTAGTGAATTAGTAGATATTATATATGATGGAGATGCAAAAAAGTTTTTTGAAAATTACGACAAAATAGAAATTTTAGAGTTTACAAATTTATATGATTATGGAGAAGAGTTAATAAAAGATTTGAATATTTGCATACCAGAGCAAATAAAAGATTATGTAAGATATGATATCTATGCAGAAAATTATATAGAAGAAAATGATATGACATACACTAAGTTTAAAGATAAAATATATATTTATCCTGCTGTTTAGTAATAGGAATTATAAAAATAAAATATTGGAACAAGTAAAAAGAGTATACTTAAAAATTTTAAATTAGGAGGATTTTATGGAAAATAATATAGTAAGTCAGATACTAGACTATATTAGAAAAACTGGTACAAGCAATAGTAAGGTAGCTAGATTAATAGGAGTAGCTGAAAGTACATTTAGTAGATATGTAAATGGCAACTATCCAAACACACAAGCTATTGATGAAAAAGTTGTAGAGTTTTTGGAAAAGGAAAAACAAAGAAAAAATAGTTTTATCAAAGATGATATAAACTTTGCTATGACAAGTATAAGCGAAAAAGTAATATATGTACTTGAATATTCAAGGATACAAAAAGTAATATCTTGTATATATGGTGATGCTGGCATAGGCAAGACATACACTACAAAAAAATGGATGGATGATAAAAATGATATATATCTAGTAACAGCAACACCGACATTTGCTACACCTAGACCATTTTTAAAACTGCTCGCTAGTAAATTAAAAACGTCTAAGACTGGCTCACAAGATGAAGTATATTTAGAAATAATAGAAAAGTTAGAAAATCAAGATAAGATGATAATAATAGATGAAGCTCAGCACTTAACTAAAAAGACACTTGAGATAATAAGAAGTATTAATGATAGTACAAATACAGCTATTGTACTTATAGGGAATGAACTGATATATAACAAGATGCTAGGAAAGGCACAGGCAGAGTTTGCTCAACTTTTTAGTAGAGTTGGCATGCAAAGCCATTTACTAACAGATATATTCAAAAAAGAAGATATAAAACTAGTGTTTGAAAATGCTGATGAAGATGTAATTGAATATTTATTAAAAATAAGTAGAAGTAAATTTGGCTTAAGAGGTGCGACACTGGTATACACAAATGCAGTAAATAATAATGATGTGTCTATAAAAGGAATAAAAGCTATGAGCAGTCTTATGGGCATAAGTACACACATAGCTTAGAAAATGATAAGTATACTCGTAATATACTTATCAAAAAAATACTACCATAAATTAAACAAAAAGTCTAGTATAAAAGAAGTAAATGGTCAAATTAAGTTAGGAGTAAATATGGTAAAAGAGGATTGTTTTGCGTATGAGGGATATGGTAATTGTATAGCACTTAATGTAATGGATTGTGAAAATTGTAAATTCTATAAGTTAGGTAAGTATGATGAGGAAAAGATAAAAAAAGAAGTGGAAGAATATAGTAGCAAATACAAATATAAAAATGCAAGGTGAAAAATGTGAAAGTGTATGCAAGCATAGATATAGCTATGGATGATGTGCCAATAGTTGAGTTTAAGGATAATTATATGGGAATTATAAATGATTTGATAGAAAATGGTACGAATAATGGATAATATGCACAGTGTATGAGAGTGGATATAGAGGATGTAAGAATAAATAGTATAAAATTTGAGGAGGAGTAAATATGATGTATGTAATGGCTCAAGTAATGATGGCAGTGATGTTTTTTGCAGCTGGATATATGGTAAGCAAAATAAGATTTAGTGAAATGATAAAGGATGCAAATAATCTTTTTAGATATATAAATAAAATAAAAAGTAGTGAATATAGAAGAGGTTATGAGAGTGGTATGACAGCTAGATATGAGATGGATGAGGTGTAAGATGGGCAAAAATAGAGAGTATTTAATAAATCGTAACCAGTATAAACAGATAAAAAAATATGACCATGCTCAGATGGATAGATGGATACGAGAGTTTGTAAAAAATCTTGATGAAGATAATACTAAAAATAATGTAGAGATTTTTGTAAGTTTCGATGAGAAAAACAAGAGAGCCATAATGACTGCTCTTGAGAATACGAAAGGTATTGGAGAGAAGATTAGAAGTAATTTTCTTGAAAACTATGATAAGGCAATGAAAGACATAATAGAAAATATTGATAAAGGAGAAAATGAATAATGTTAAATGAAAAGAAAATATCAAAAGTAGGAAGTATAACTATACCGTCTCACATAAGAAGACAGTTTGGCATAAGTGAAAGTGAAAAATTTAAGATAGAGGTAGTAAATAATGGTGAGATATTACTTACTAGGATAAATGGTAGCTGTATAATGTGTGAGAGTAATGAAAATTTAGTTGAGTATAAGGGCAAGTATATATGTAAGCACTGTTTAGAAAATATAAATGCATTGAATAAAAAAGATAATGAAAGCAAGGAGGTATAATATGGATAATAAAGCTATAGTAAAAGAGATTATAATGCTGGATAAACAAATAAAAGAAAAGAAAAAAAGACAAGAAGAGCTAAAACTTATAATACAAAGTCAAGGCATAAATGAACTTGAAAATAAAAATATAAAATATATACAATACTACACAGTAGATGGTAGCTGTAATATAACATACAAGCAAAAAATGGAAATAGACAATATAAAAATACTAGAAGAAATTTTTGATGATGTAATAGCTGATAAAATTACTAAAAAAGAAGAAGTAAAATATGAGATTGAAAGTAAGTTTAAAGGTGCTTTAATAGCTATGTATATAGGAGATTATAAAAAGCATAATATAGAAAAAATACTGCAAGATTTGGGACTAGATACGGATAAAATAAAACTAGCACTAAAAAAACTAAAAGGTGAATATATAGCGGATAAAAAACTACTAGAAAGTCTAGGTGTTGTAGATGATGAACTAGAGGAAGAGTTAGATGCTATAAGAGAAAACAAAAACTATGAACTAATAGACAAATATATAGATATAAATAGTATAGATGATGCACTAATAGATAAAATAAAAAGAGCTATAAGTATAGAAGAGAGTGTAACTCTAGGGCTAAGTTATGAAAAGTAATGATTTTATAGATAAATATAATGATATATTAGAATCTATACTTATTGAATATATATTTGTTGAAGATATAAATGATATACTATATAGGGCAAAAAGAAAGTATGAAGAGTTAGAAAAACTGCTAGAGGATAAGGAAGATAAAAAAAGTAAAAAAGAAATTAGAAAAAAAGGCAAGGTAAATATTTACTGCGAAGATAGGATATGCGAGTATACAGCTAATGAAGAGTTAAGGGATAATATAAGGGAGTTTTGTCAAATAAGAGAAATGAGAGGAGTTCCAATTTTATCACAAAATACTATTTCAAGATTATTAAATAAGCTAAATAAGTATGGGAAAAATGATGAAGAAAAGATTTCTGTGCTTGAGTATAGTATTGATAGAAATTATCCTGATATATATCCTTTCAAATCTGCTTATGGACAGAAAAATGGTAGTAGTATACAGAATAACAATAAAAATTTTTGTAAAAATATAAATATTCCTTCTCTTGTGGGTAGTGATTTAGAGGAGTATATTCTTGGAAAAAATGACTTGGACGAATTTTAGGGGCAGTGCTATATGATAGAGGTTATAACAAAGGAGCAGATAAAAAATATCTGGGGACTTTCAAAAGAGATAAAAATAGAAAAAGATGAGCTTTATTGTATAATATCTAAGATATCAAATAAGGATAGTATGCGAAAGCTTACAAAAAATCAAGCTAATAAGGTAATAAAACAATTGATTGATATAAAAGAAAAAGACAAACCTAAAAAAATAAGAAATCAAAAAAGAACAGATACACTAGGAAATAAAAGAACTAAGTATCAAAGGGGTAAGATATATGAGCTGACTGAAATACTAGGCTGGAATGACAATAACAATAGGATAAATGGATTTGTAAAAAGGATGTTTAAAGTAGACAGGATAGAGTGGCTAGATGATGAACAATGCAGTAAGCTTATAGAGATTCTAAAAAAAATGATAGTAGATCGTGGGTTAGGTAAAAAACTAGAATAAAAGCAAGGAGGAGGAAGAGTATTGATAGTGAAAAATAAAGATATAATAACTATTGATGATTTTTCAAAAGATAGTATATATTATGAAATAGCTGAAAAAATAGGTGTCGGTAACGCACTTGAAATAGCAGAACTTTTTCAAGGTTCATCAATATACTTCCCCAAACTTGACAATGTATATGCTAAGAAATTAAGAGAGCAAATACTTAAAGAGTTCAACGGCTATAATTACAAGCACTTAGCTGTAAAATATGGATATAGTGAGATGTGGATTAGGAAGATAGTAAATAAGGATGTACTTGAAGGTCAGATTAGTTTTGAAGATATTCAAAATGATGCATAAGATACTTGAAATATAGTATCTTTTTTTATTGAAAACTATATAAAAAAATGATATTATTTAATTAAAGGTTTTACATAAAAGGAGTGCTAAGATGAATATTTTAGTTATTGGTAATGGATTTGATTTGGCTCACGGCTTACCCACAAAATATGGTGATTTTTTAGATTTTTTTTTAATGTTAAGAAGTAACTTAATAGGATCGTGTAATATAGATGGAAAAAAAATTAGTTTTGATATTATAGATAAATTTATTAAAATTAATAAATATATGAATTTTTTTGATTTAGATGAATTCAATGAATGGTTTGATAATCATGAAATTATAAAAGAAAAAAATGACGGTAAATTAATTACACAATTCTTTCAAAATATTAATATAAACTATGATGTTATAATAGATAATAGGACAATATGTGTTAATAGAACTTTCTTGAGAAATAATATTACAAATATAAAAAATTATAAAAATTATTATACTGATACGGAAGAATATGCAATCGAGATTTGGAAATACATATTTTTTATAAAATGGGTTTATGAAGATGATGAGTTGAAAAATAAGTTCCATGATTTTCATGATAAAATAATAATAGAATTAAATAAGATTAAATGTAAGCTGCAGAAAAATTATTGGATAGAACATTTTATAAAAAGAAGAACTGAAATTGGGGAGGGATGGATAGATTTTGAGCAAGAGATGTTAGATGTACTGAAAAAATTAGAATATAATGAAAAAAGTTTTTATAAAATATTTTTTGATATATTAAATTACTATCACCAAGAATACAAAGAAGTTATAGAAAAGAAGGATTTAATTGTATTTGAGGCATTGATTGAAATATCGTCATATAATAAATATAATATAATACATGTTAATGATGATGAATTTAAAGAAATATATTCTAATTTTATTAACAAAAATGATGATGTGTATAAGTACGAGAATTTATGTATGTTAAAAGAACTTGAAGTGTCTTCTAAAAACGCATGGGAAATATTATATTCTAATTATGAAAAATTCATATGTAAAAGATTGATTTCTGATATGAATAATTTAATTTCAGCTTTTGAATTATATTTAAAATTTGTAGTTGAAGAAATACAAGTACAAGGAAATAATAAAGATATATTGAATATTAGTTCAATAAATAAAGTTATATCTTTTAACTATACTCATACAATGAAAAAATATAATATTGATATTAAAGATATAGATTATATCCATGGTGAAGTTAGAGAACATATTAATATAAATAATAATAATAATATGGTATTAGGTGTTGATGAATATCTGCCAGATGATAAAAAAAATAAATATTTAAATTTTATTCATTTTAAAAAATACTTCCAAAGAATTTACAAAAATACAGGAGCTTATTATAAGACTTGGCTAACTACTAAAGATATTAATATTTATTTCTTTGGTCATTCTTTAGATTCATCAGATAAAGACATATTAAAAGAACTATTAGATTGTGAAAATGCAAAAATAAAAATATTTTATGTAAATGAGGAACAAAAAGCTGCTCAAATATCAAACTTAGTCAAAATTATTGGGCAAGATAAATTAATAGACTATACTTATAATAAGGAAAAGTTTGATACTGATGCAAAAATACAATTTATTAAGCAGGAATATAAACTATATATGAATTTATTACAGGAAAACTTACAAGAGAATTACTATAATGTTATGAAAAATCTTTCTTATATAAATAAAGGGGGTTTTATAGATTCTCATTTACAAGATTGTATGAGACTATTTTATATAATAATAGATAATTTTTTTCTTGAAGAGCAAAAAGACGATAAAGAGGAGTTTAAGAAACGGATTGAAGAAATTAGACATACTAAAAATATTGAAAAGCTTAATGAATTAATCAAAGATTTTGAAGAAAAATTGAAACAAAAAGTATAAATCAAATATGATTTTTCCTAAACTACTTTACAAGACATATCATTTAAAATAGTGTAAACTGTTGTTATAAAAAATATAGCGACAGTTTTTTTATTTTATATATTTTATATAAAAATACACTTATAAATATTTGTGCTTGTATAAGGCGAATATATTTTGTCATACCAAAAATTATGTGTATGAAAATGTAAAGTATAGCATGATATATAATTTAGAAATAAAAATGACTTAATCTAATAAATTATCTGAGGTTTGTATGGATTGGAAAAATACTGCTTATCATCTGTACTTTGATGAGCATAAGAGCATAAATTATATAGTAAAGATAGTGGGTAAGAGCAGGCAAAGTGTGTCTGCTTTTTTAAATACTAAAAATATAGCTGAAGAAAAAACTAGAAGAAAGGAAGTAAGCAAAAATAGGCAAAGAATAAAAAATAAAGAACATATGAAGAAAATGAGAAAAAATAAAAATTATATAATAGAAAATGCACTACTTAAAAGACAACACATAATAGATGTAAATGTATTATCAAGAGAAAGACATTTTAATAATATTTAATGATTGTTTAATTAGTAGTTAAAGTATATTAAAAGGGAGATAAAATGAATTTACAACAAATAGGTATGTTTGCACTTACTACACTAGTAGGTCTTGTTGGATATTATTTTAAGAAAAATTCAGATAGATTGGATAAAGAAGATGAAAAGCTATATATAAAAATAGAAGATGTAGAAAAAAATCTAAGTGAATATAAACTAGATGCTGAGAAAAACTTTGTAAGTAAGGATGAATTTATAAGATCAGTATCAAATATTGATAAGAAATTAGATAAAATTTATGATGAATTGATGAAAAATAATGCTTGTAATGTTAAAACTAATTAAGGAGAAGATATGATAAATAAAGAAACTATGTTAAACAAAAAATATAGAGGAGAAATAATGAGAATACTTGCTTTATTTTATCCAACTCCTATAACAGTAAAACAAGTAAAATTATCATTGCTTGAATATGGTATAAACAACGGTGCAGATACTTCTAAACATTTACAATATTTACTAGATAAAGGATATTTGAATGTTGATAAAGAATTTGTAGAGGATTTTAAGGAAGAACATATGGTTAGAATGAGTCCAAAAGGTATAGATTTGATAGAGGGAACAATTGTAGATGAAGCCATATATCTATAAAAAAGGTGATATGATGGAAAAGGAGTATAAAAAATTCAGGAAAAATAACAAGATAAACTCACTACCTAATGATATAAAAAAAGAGCTAGATATAATGCTATCTGACACATCAAACACATATATACAAATATCACAATATCTAAAAGATAATGGATATGATATAAGTAAATCAAGTGTAGGCAGATACGCATTGCAAACTCATAAGCTATCTACAAAGCTATTAGAAGCAAGAAGTCAAGTAAATGAGATTGTGAGATTAGCTAAAGAAGATAAGGATAGTGAAAATATAACTGAAGGTGCTATGCAAATAGCAGCGGTAAAGTTGACAGAGAAGATAGCATATCTTGAAGAGGAAATAGAAAGTATGGATGCATCTGATGCCATAAAGTTGATAACTTCCATATCAAGGACTAAGGCATATAAGGATAAAATCTATGCAAAATTGAAGTCGGAGTATGAAGAAGCTTATAAAAACTTTAAAAATGCAATTAGTGAAGAGCTTAAAAGTTATCCTGATTTGCTTGAAAGGTTGATAAAGATAACAGATAATACTGTAGCTAAGTTATAAAAATATAAATTAAAGCTGATATTTCAATAGTTGCAAGATAGTAATAAAGATAATTGAATAATTATTGCTTAGGGTAAAAGTTTAAAATCAATTTTATGGCTATTAAAATCAATTCTAAGTAACTTTATATTTGATTAATATAAATTTACTACAGAAAATTTTTAAAGTTTTTTAAAGTGGGTTTAAAGCGAATTAAAGATAGATTAAATTTGGATAAAGATAAAAAAGAGTGTGAGGTGAGAAAAATTGGATCTGATAAGTGAGATAGTAGGTAAAAAAAATCTAACTGAAGATGAAAAAATAAGGCTTAAAAAAATTGAACTTGGAAGAAACAATTTTTGGGAGTATGCTAAACTTATTGATCCTAAATTTTTCAATGAAAAAAGACAATACTTAAAGACAATTGCAAATGCCTTACAGTCATTTTATGAGAAAAAACTGATAAATCCTGACACACAAAAGGCATATAGATTTTTCATACTTAATCTACCGCCCGGAGGTGGAAAGTCATATACAATAGCAATGTTCATAACATGGGCATATGGAAAAAACATATACAACAAGGTAGTATCAATATCATATAATCAAATATTATCAAGCAGGTTTTCAAAGTCAGTCAGAGGAAAGATTGAAGATAGGTCTGAAAAGGGTAATTTGAATGATTTTTCTGTTATTGATTTTTTCCCTTTAGTAAAAATAAAGTATGGAGACTCAGCGACAAATGTCTGGGCGTTAGAAAAAAGTGATATGAGTTATCTTGCATCTTCTTTTGACGGTACTCTTACAGGGATGAGAGGTAATATAGGAGTTATAGATGATCCAATTAAGTCGGCTGCTGAAGCTGTAAATGAAAGGATAAAAGAAAGTCACTGGGATTTTTATAAAAATACATTTAAGTCAAGGATGCTTGACGGTGCAATAGAGATAATAGTACAAACAAGGTGGGCGACTGACGACCTTGCGGGAAAGTTATTAGCAGAGAAAAAAGAGCAGTGTTATGTACTTTGTATAAAGGCTCTTGATGAAAACGGAAACAGTTTTTGCGAGGACTTATACTCTACTGATGACTTGCTTGAGAAAAAAGCCACACTTGATGAAGAAATATGGCTTGCAAACTATATGCAAGAGCCAATAGACAAGCAAGGTGCATTATACGGCACATTTAAAACTTATGACGTGTATGATGAAGACAGCGTAAAAAGAAAGATTGCATATACTGATACAGCTGATGAAGGAAGTGACTATCTATGCAGCATATGTGCAGATGAAATAGATGGATATGCGTATATAACAGATATTTACTATACTCAAGATTCAATGGAAGTTACTGAAAAAGAAGTAGCAAGAAGATATACAGTTTACGGAACAAGAGAGGCTTTAATAGAAAGTAATAACGGTGGTCGAGGGTTTGCAAGAAATGTTATAAATTTCCTGAAATCACTTTTTAAAAACAAAAAGTGCATAGTAACATGGTTTCATCAAAGTAAGAATAAAAAGACAAGAATAATAGTAAACTCATCAAATGTCATGGAACAGGTAATAATGCCTGAAGGCTGGGAGAAAAAATATCCTGAATTTGCAACTGCTATTAAGAAATACCAAAGAAAAGGTAAAAATGAACATGATGATGCTGAGGATGCTCTCACAGGTCTTGTGGAATTTATAAACGGTGATGTAAAGGGCAAGAAGAAAATGAAAATATTAAATAAATCTCTATTTGGACTATAGGTGATGAGATGATATATTTAAGTGAATTTGAAGTAAATAAAACAAATATTAAAAAAATAATTGAAAAATACTCATCAAATGAACTTTCGAAACTGAAAAAGCTAAGCGAGTATTATAAAAATAATAATGAAATAACAAATAGGAGTATGAAAAAAGATGCTCCAAACAATAAATTAGCCTCTGCATATGCAAAGTATGTAGTAAAAATGCAGACAGGATATTTTATCGGAATACCTGCAAAGCATAAGTCTTCAGATGAAGAATATTTGAGTGAATATACAAAAATATTAGATGATAATTTTGAAAAGTCATTGAATTATGAAATTGCAAAAGATATGAGTAAATTCGGATTTGGTGCGGAGATAATATATCAAAATGAAAAGGCAATAACTAAAATCAAAAAAATATCACCATTGGAGCTTATATTAATTGCGAGCAATAAGATAGATGAGTTTATCATGTGTGCAATAAGATACTATCGTTCAAAAGATATAGATGGCAATGTAACTGATATAGTTGAAGCATACGATAATACCTATATTACAAGATTTGAAAAAAAGAAAAATGAAACTGAATTTAATGAAGTGGATAAATCAGAGCATTTATTTGATGAAGTGCCAATCATAATCTACAAAAATAATGTTGAGATGACATCAGACTTTGAAGATGTAATAGAACTAAACAATGCTTATGATACATCACAATCAAATACAGCAAATGATATTGATTATTTCAATGACGCATATATGATAGTTGAAGGTGCAAGTGATCTTGTAGAAGATATAGATGATGATACTGATAAAGTTCAAAAGACAGCTGAAACTCTAAAGAAAAATAGAGTAATGTATTTTCCGGATGGAGGTGGTGCTAAGTTTCTTGTAAAAGATATAAATGATGCTGCTACTGAAAACTATAAAAACAGATTAAACAGTGATATTCATAAGTTTTCGCTTACTCCTGACCTTGCTGATGAGAAGTTTGCTGGGAATTTGTCTGGGATTGCTATTAAATTTAAGACTATTCCGCTCGAGCAGTCAGCAACAGAAAAAGAAAATGGCTTTACAATAGGTCTTAAAAAAAGATGTGAGCTTGTGACTAAACTCATGAATACAAAGATTAATAAGGATTATGACTATACCCTTATAACAACTGAATTTACAAGAAACTTGCCACAAAACGAGGGAGAAATTACAAATACAATACTATCTTTAAGTAATGTAGTATCAAAACGCACACTACTTGAACTGCTACCACAAATTCAAGATGTAGATGAAGAGTTAAAAAGGTTGAAAGAAGAAAAAGACGAGTATGAACTAAGAGATTTTGAGATTAACAAAGATTATACACAATCCCCCTAAAATAATATTATAAAGGCACTTGATACATATCAGGTGCTTTTATAATGCAAAAAATATGGAGTAATAAGATGTGAATACTAAAGAATATTTTGAAAAAAGAGCTTTGCAGACAGAAAAACATAGTAAAGACAGAGGTGAAAAGTATCTTGATGAACTAAAAAAGTCTTATGAAGATATTGAAAAACAAATACAAAATGATATTTCAAAATGGCATAAAAAGTATGCTGATACTGATGAAAGCATAAGCAATATTAATGCAAGAAAGCCGTTGAAACATGAAGAATTAAAAGAGTATTTGGAAAATATCAAGAATAAGATTGAAAATAGTAATTTAAGTGATGAGGATAAACAAGAATTAAAGCAAGGCTATTTATCTTCAAAGCTTAACAGGCTTGAAAGTTTGCTTAAGCAGACAGAATTAAATCTGAAGATACTGACAAAAGACTATGAAAATTCATCAAAAGAACATTTGGTCGAAAACTATAAACAATCTTACAGTGAAGCTGCACATAGTTTATATGACTGCCCTACTGTTGATTTTGATTTGTCTTTTGATAGATTTGACAATAGAGCTATCGAGAAGATAGTAAATACGAAGTGGAGTAATAAGGACTTTTCTGAGCGTATATGGGGACATTATTCCAATATGGCGAAGGATATGCAAGGAATATTAAATGTCGGTATTGCTCTTGGTTACTCTGTTGATAAGATGAGTAGACAGATAAGAGACAGGATGGATGTCAATTTTTCAAATGCTAAGAGACTGATAAGGACTGAGAGTAACTATATCTTATCTGAAGCTACACAACGACTATATGAAAATTTAGGTCTTGAAAAATATCAATTCTTGGCTACATTAGACTTTAGGACAAGTGAGATATGTCAAAGTCTTGATGGAAAGATATTTAATGTAAAAGACAGACAAATAGGATTAAATTGTAATCCAATGCATCCTAATTGTAGAAGCACTACTATACCTTATATGGAAGAGTATCAAGATGAAGGTGATACTAGAATAGCAAAAGACAGTGACGGTAAGAGCTACTACATACCTGCTAATTATGATTATAAAAAATGGTATGAGTCTATGTGTAGTGATGACAAGGCAAAATATCAGCTAGCTAGAATAAAACACAAAAATAGAGCTAGTGATAAAAAGAGATATGAAAAATACAAGGAAGTGCTAGGAAGTAACGCTCCAAAAACACTTGAAGAGTATCAAAATATTAAGTATAATGACGATGTAAGATATGAAAAGTTGAAAGATAATTATTATATCAAAAACGCTATTGATAAAGGTGCATTGGGTAATACTATAAATACAGGAAAACAGAGTCCACACAATATAGATACTAAACTAGATGGTAAAAGTTTTTTATATGGTGATAGTAAATTTGCACAAGAGTTATTTGATATTTATGCAGGTACAGGAACTATAGAAAAAGGAAAAAGAAGTGGTGTAAGAGAAATATGTGTAGCTGATAGAGTAATTGGATATGATGAGCAAGCGAAAATGGAAACAAATATGTTTAAAATTCATCATTCTAAAAATAGAACTCATATAGTACCATATAAAAAAGATAGGGAGTGATATTATGAATTTAAAAGAATATTGGGGCAAAGATGTAAAAATAATTTATACTGATGGAGATATTATTGTAGGACATGCAGAAGGATTTACAGATAAATTAAATTGTCCAGAGGAGCTAGATAATCTGACTATAGCTACTAATGACGGAAGATTAAATGCTGTATTTGAAGATGAGATACAGAGTATAGAGATATTGGAGTAAATTTTATGGCAAAAGATGATTATTTTGTAATAGTATATTATATATTATCATATTTATATAGCTGTCTAAAAAGAGGTAAACAAGTAGATGAAGATATACTAATGCTAAAAAACTATAAAGCTGAAATAAATGAAGAATATATAACATATATCTATGATAATTTGTACAAAGATAAATATATTGAGGGTATAGTGATAAAAAGACGCTCTGAACTGGGTAGTTATAAAGTACAAGTATTTATAGCTGATTTATATAATACACGTGTTACACCAAAGGGCATTGAGTATCTTGAAGAAAATAGTATGTTTAAGAAGATAAAAGAAAATGTAAAAGATATAAAGGAATTAATCCAGTTTATATGATTAGACACTTAGAATTAGCTAGGTGTCTTTTATATTGGAAAAAATGGAGGTATGTAAATGGATATATTAGAAAATCAAGTTTTTAATGAGGAAGAGTTAAAAGAGAGATTTAGAAAAAGTAAGCCACATTTAGTAATACTCTATGACCAAATGAGTAGATTGGATAAAATAGCTGAAAAAACTGATGATATAAACGAGCAAATAGAAATAACCAATACTATGATGAAGATAGTAGAGGTTATTTCTAGCTCAATAAATTAAAGACCAAGTGATTTTTTATCTAAAAGCTTCATTTTATGTCCATTAGGATAGTTTAGCTTGTCTATTTGTTCTTTTATTACAATATAGGCATCGAAACAATCTTTTGGACTTTTTATATTAAGGTCTTTAAAATTTTCTTGAAGATAAATAATGCTAAGGTGATTTACTTCTTCTTGACTAAGTTTTGCCATATGCTCACCCACTTTCTAAACACAAGTATATCACAAAATCGTCTTTGGATACAGACGTTAAACAGGTCTTTTTTAGTTCAGTTTTTTATTTAATTTTAATATATACAGGAGGAAAAAATGGAAGATAAATTTAGAAAAATTAATTTACAGTTATTTGCTGATGATGCAGGTGCAGGTGGTAATTCGCAAGGTGCGGATACATCTGCAAATACAGTACAAAATAACAATGATGGAGATAATCAAAACAGCAATGCAGATGGTAACACAAAGACATATACTGAAGATGATATTACAAAATTAAAAGAAGATTGGGCAAAGGAGCAGGAAAGTAATTATCAATCTAAACTAAAAGAAGATATAACAAAGGCTATTGAAGAAGAAAAAAGACTGTCTAAGCTTAGCAAAGATGAAAAAGATGCTGAAGAAAAACAAAAGTTGCTTAGTAGAATTGAAAGTCTTGAAAAAGAAAAGGAACTTGGAATACTCAAAGAAAAAGCTTTAAATGCACTATCTGAACAAAAGCTACCTAACTCATTTTTGAGTTTTGTCATTGGAGCAGATGAAAAAGCTACTCTTGATAATATTTCAGCTATAAAGTCAGCCTTTGACTCAGCTGTACAAGAGCAAGTCGAAGAAAGACTAAAAGGTAAGACGCCAAACATTAGCAATACAGTTGGCAAAAGTGATGATATTGCTGAACAATTTGCTAATGCTTTAAGAGGTAAGTTTTAATATTTTTATTTGAAAAGGAGAAATAAGATGGCTATAAACACATTAGAATATGCGAAAATTTTTCAATCACAACTAGACAGACAAATAATAGAAGGAGCAACATCAGGCTGGATGGAAGATAATGCCGGACAGGTAAAATACTCAGGCGGAAATGAAGTAAAGATTCCGACTATATCTACTCAAGGACTTGGTGACTATGACAGAGATAACGGATTTGTAAGAGGAGCTGTTACGCTTAGCTACGAAACATATAAGATGACTCAAGATAGAGGCAGAACATTTAGCCTTGATGCAATGGATGTAGATGAGTCTAATTTTATAGCAAATGCTGGTAATGTAATGGGTGTGTTTCAGTCTGAACATGTAATACCTGAGATTGATAGCTACAGATATTCAAAAATATTTGCCATTGCAAAGACAGGTGGAAGAGTAACAGAAGGCTATACAGCAGCAAAAGCTACAATAGTTGAGAAACTAAAAGCGGACATACAAGGGATAAGAAATACTGTATCACTTAATGCAGACCTTGTTATAATAATGTCACCAATCACAGCAGGTATCTTATCTGATGCACTTGAAAACAGCAGAAGAATAGATATAGGTAATTTCAAGCAAGGTGAAATAGACCTTACTATCAAAAAATTTGACGGATTGCCAATAATAGAAGTACCAAGTGCAAGACTCAAAACACTATACAAGAAACAAGACGGTAAAACTGTAGGACAAGAGGCAGGCGGACTTGTAGCAGATACTACAGCAAAAGATATAAACTGGATAATAACTCCAAAGAACGCTCCAATAGCAGTATCAAAGACAGATTTAACAAGGATATTTAACCCTATGGAAAATCAACAAGCGAATGCTTGGAAGATTGACTATAGAAAGTATCACGACATTTGGATACCTAAACAAAGATTGCCACTTATAAGAGCGTGCTCAAACTAAGATAAAGAGAGGTGTAGTTATAAATGTATAAACTTCAAAATCTAAATATAGTAATTGAAACAGATGATGAAATGAAAAAAAACGAGCTTATATCTATAGGGTATGAGCTTGTTGATGAAGTAGAAAATAGTAATATGTCTACGGATGATGTGGCAAATGAAACTTCAGAAAATGAAATAACTAAAGATTCTGATATATCTGAAGAACAATCTGAAGAAGAAAATAAAGCCGGAAAAAAATCCAAGGCTAAGAAGTAGGTGCTGATATGGCATCTACTTTTATTAATAAAAATGAGATATTAAGAAAAATCAAGTTATTGCTGAATATAAAATCAGATATTAATGACGACAAGTTAAAATATCTAATTGACCTTATTATAGATGAAGTCGGAATATATACTAACATAAGTAATAGCAAATTACCTTCAAGACTTGAAAATATCGTTGTTGATATATGTACAAAGTATTTGAAAGTAAACAACTTCGGCATTGAGGATATAGTGGTATCGGATACAAAAAGTATCAAGCGTGGAGATACTACTATTGAATTTAATACTTCTAATATATTATCCACTATGAAGAGCGTTGGATATATTGAACAGGAAATAAGACTGCTCAATAATTTTCGCAGAGTAAAGATGAGGTGATGATATGAATGAAAGGATGATATTATCAAAGATATACTTTGATATTGCTGACATATATAGAATAAGTCAGGTAGAAGACAATGACGGCTTAATGAAGCAGAGTCGTCAAAAGGTCTATGAAGATATCAAATGCTCACTTTCAAAAAAAACCATATCATCACTAAATCAAGACACAAATACAAATACACTGACTATAAAACATATGCTTTTTGTTTCAGATGAAATAGATATAAAGCCGTCTGATATAGTCTATATAACAAATAAAAATGAGTATTATGAGGCAGGAGAGTGCTTTATATATCCTGCCTCTCATAGTGAAATACTACTTACTCAAAGTGAGAAGGTGAGTATATGAGTGTTGATTATTCTGAATTTATTGAATTTAGAGATAAATTTGAAAAAATAAGCAATGAGTTTGAGACTTTTTTAAAACAATTTTTGATAAAACAAGCCTTAGATGTTCTGGCTAAAACGAAGAAAGAATCACCTACAGATACTGGACTTCTTAAAAATTCTTGGACTATAGGCAATCAAGGTGTAGCTATAAGGTCAAAAATACTAAAAAGTGGAAAAAATAAGGGTAAGATACGGTACTACTCCATGGAAAGTGCATTTGTAAACAATGCATCTATTGATAATGTTGAAAGAGATGGAGACACACTTAAAGTAACAATATCCAATGCAGTAGAATACGCAAAATATGTTGAGTACGGGCATATGGACAGAGGACATAAAAAATGGGTCGAGGGTAAGTTTATGTGCTCACTTTCAATTATTGAAGTGAAAAAGAAGATGCCAAAAAGATTCCAAAAAGAGTTTGAAGCGTGGTTTGCAAGTTTTAAAATGTAGGAGGTGCATATGCTTGAAATAGACAGACTACTATCTAATGTATTAAAACAAAATTTTAAAGATGTGAGCATCTATAATGAGCGTGCTGAAAATATGAAAAGTCCTGCATTTGTTATTAATATGATACAGAATAGTTTTGATAAAAAAGTGGGCAATTTATATCAAAACGAAGTCCATTATCAAATCGTATATATTGAAAAAGAAGATAGAAACTATACTACAGACTATGAAACATATCAAAAGATAGCATTTAAGCTATATGATATCCTTGAACTGATAGAAGTCAAAGGCAAAAAGCTCAAGGGATATGATATGAATTATACAGCTCAAGACAATAATCTGATATTTTTTGTATCGTTCAAAGTCAGATACTACAGAGATAACAAACAAGAATTAATGAAAAAACTTGATTTTAATATGAAAAAGTGAATTCGCATCAGATACGAGCATAACAAGTCAGACGAATGAAAGGTGAAGGCGTGTATAAATACTACATAACTGAACCTTGATATGAAGTCTAACATAGTTAGGTGAAGTATATCATGCGAATTGAAAGGAGAATGATATGGCAGGAGGTAAGTTTTTAACATACAATAAAGCACTTCCGGGTGCATATATAAACTTCAAGTCTGTACCTGCTCCGGCATCAATAGTCGGCTCAAGAGGTATAGCGACAATGCCACTACCCCTATCATGGGGAGAACAAGGCAAGGTAATAAAACTACTGTCTACAGACCTTGAAGATGGTAAATCACTTGCCAAAGTCGGTGTAACTGCATTTGATGACGAGGCAAAGCTACTTAGAGAATGTCTAAAACACTGCTATAAGCTCTATGTATATAGAATTGACACAGGCGGAGCAAAGGCAAAAAAAGTTGAAGGAGCTTTGACAGTTACGGCAAAATGTACGGGAATTTTCGGAAATGAAATAAAGATAGTTACAGAGAAAAACAAAGATAATGTAAATATTGATGTAAACACATATTTCAAGACAAAACTTGTAGATAAGCAGACAGTTGCCAATATAAGTGAACTCAAGTCAAATGCTTTTGTTGACTTTGATGGTACAGGAGCAGTTCCAATTCATGCTGGGATAATACTTGAAGGTGGTACAGACGGTACAGTCAAGACTAATAACTATACTGACTATCTATCAGCAATGAGAGAATATCAGTTCAACACCATGGGAATACCAAGCGAAGATACGAAACTGCCAAGTATTGTAAAATCCTATGTGCAAAATGAAAGAGATAATGTAGGTAAGAAGATACAGGCTGTAGTATATAATTATAATTCAGCTAACTTCGAAGGCATTATTTCTGTAAAGCAAGGATATAAAACAAAAATTGAAGATATAAAGCCACATGAGTTCGTTGCTACAGTTACAGGAATGACAGCGGGAGCTGAGATAAATCAGTCGAACTGTTTTAAAATCATTGAAGCTGCAACAGAAATAATAAATTTCATCGCCGAAGATGACTTGGCTCAAGAAATCAAAAGTGGTTGGTTCTTGCTTACAAAGCGTATGGATGGCGAAATAGTAGTGCTTGACGACTTAAATACCTTTACTGACTATTCATCTGAAAAAGATGATGATTTTGGAAACAATAGAGTAATAATGGTGTTTGACGAGATAGGAAATACTACAAGGCTAATCTGGGAAAAATATTTTATCGGTAAAGAAAATAACGACAAGCAAGGCAGAGATGTCTTCAAACTGCAACTACTAAAGAATTTTTATGAACTACAAAATATCAGAGCCATTCAAAACTTTTCAGCAGATGATGTAATCATCAGTATGGGACAGAAAAAAGATGAAGTAAAGGTAGATGTATATATCCAACCTACCGACTCTATGAAAAAGCTATATATGACAGTATTTGAAAGATAGAATATGAATTACAAAAAATATAAATTAAAGAGTTTTTAAATACAGTTTAATCAGTATTTAAAGACTCTTTTTGAATGCAAAAAACAGGAGGGAGAAATGGGAGAGTATTTAAGATCCGAGGATTTCGTCAACGGCAAAGACGGACAGATACAGCTTGTTGTGGATGGTGAGATAATCACGCTGTACGGCTCACAAAAATTCAAGGCATCAAGCACACCTGAGACTTCTGAAAGAGGTCAAATCGGAACGAGAAACAAACAAAGTAAAATCAAGGGCTTTAAAAATAAAATCTCTATCACTGCAGACTATTGGTTCGTCCAAGTAATGACAGATATATTGAAAAAATACAAGAAAACAGGCATATTCCCTAAAGTTGATTGCCAATGTATCAACAACGACAAAGGCACATCACTTGGCACTATGTCAAAGGTATATTATGACCTTGTTCCTGATGGTGATATTACATTACAGGAGCTTGATGAGTCAAAAGACGAAGGACTAACTGTAGATGCTACATTTACATTTAGGGATTGGGATGAACTTGAGCCGTTCAAGCGTCCATCAAATATAGGAAGAGATTAGAAAAAGGAGAATACCATGGAAGAAATTAAAAATATTGATATAGTAGAAAATAAGGAATTTGAAGTTGTACGAGATGATAACACAATTACACTTGAAGATTTCTTAGCTACACATACAGTTGAAAATCTAACTGAAGATATTATATTAAACGAAAGATTGAAAGACTTTAAATTTACAATTGGCTCTATGACAAGAGATGAGCTGGAAAAATATCAAAAGTTATGTATCATAAGAGACAAAAAAGGAAATGTGATAAAACAAGACTCAATGAAGTTCAGCGAACTTGTGATAGTAAATCACCTATTATATCCGAATTTCAAATCTGCAGAGTTTTTACAAAAAATAGGAGTCAATACACCATCTCAAGGGCTTTCAAAAGTATTAAAGGTAGGTGAAATAACTGCATTATCAGAAAAAATAATGAAATTTAACGGTTTTGATGAGGACTTTGAAGACATAAGAGCCAAGGCAAAAAACTAATAAAGCAAAGAGATTACTCAACATCTATCTATAGAGGAGTAATTGCCAATTATGGCTTTATACGACCAAGAGAGTTTTTAAAGATGGATGAAAAAGAGATCGCTTTGCTTGAAGCAATTTTAGTTGATACACAAAAAAAAATGGAGAAACTGAAAAAATAGGATGGTGTAAGGAATGGTTAATACTACATTAGGATTAAATGATAATATGACAAAGATGCTTAGAGGCATAGTAAAAACTCTCGATACAGTCATAACAACCTTACATCGCCTTGATAATGTTTCTGCATCTTCAGGTTCAAATGCCCTTTCACTGATGAGACAAGAACTAATATCAGCAAAAGTAGATATTGCTGAATTAGATGCACTAATTGACAATATGGGAGCAAATGCTCCGCCTGATCCTTTCCGTTCTTGGAAAGGGAGTTTAATGTCCTTAAATGCAGGGATACAGTTATTATCTATGGCAATAAGGCAAATAGGCAATATTGCAAACATGGCTGATGAATATGTGTCTGTAAATGCAAGGGTTGGTCTGATAAATGACGGACTACAGACACAGCATGACTTGCAAAACAAAATTCTTGAGTCAGCAAATAAAACAAGATCGTCGTATAAGGCTACAGCTGATTTGATATTTAAAATTGGACAGACTGGAGCTATAAAGGGAAATGACAATCAAATTGCATTTGCTGAAAAAGTAAATAAGATGCTAAAGCTTGGTGGCGGTACAGCAACTATGAACGAGTCGGCAATGCTGCAGTTGTCGCAATCACTGTCATCTGGAGTAATGCAAGGTGACGAGTTTAAGTCATTGATGGAAAATGCACCTGCCTTAATGCAAAACATTGCAAAAGGAATGGGTGTAACTAAGGGAGAACTCAAGAAACTTGCATCAGACGGCAAGCTAACCACTGAAACCATCATAAACGCTATAAACAAGATGGGTGGCTCAATAGATAAAGAGTTTAATAAACTGCCGAGAACATTTGGCGAAAATAAAGTCGTTTTTGAAAATATGGTTGGCACTTGGCTGGCAAGACTTTCATCTACAGAGGGAGCGTTAGGGCAACTCAATCAAAGATTTACAGACTTTGTAAACTTCCTATCATCACCTCAAGGAGTAGAGTTTTTAGACAATATTGGCATGGCTCTTGGCATAATTACAGGCATGATACTGTTTATTTTTGACTCTATAGGCTATGGTATTGGTGTAATCAACGACTTTGGAGGAATATTTGAGGGAGTATTTGCAGGAGTAATAGTAGCAAGCTTATTAATAATTATCCCAATGTTATGGTCTATGATACAGCTAATTTTGACACAAGCACTGGCTTGGGCTATTGTTAATGCACCAATATTATTAATAGCTTTAGCTATAGGCATACTTATAGGAGTGCTAAGACATTTCGGGGTTACTTCAGGGCAGGTAGTATCATTTGTAGGTGGGTTATTTGGTGGTTTGATAGGCTTTTTGGTTAATATCTTTCTGTATTTTTACAATTTCATAGGACAGATAGCTACATTCTTACACAATGTGTTTCACGATCCTGTTTTTGCTATAAAAAATCTCTTCTACGGCATGATTACAAATGTTATGGGATTTTTCCAAGGACTTATAAATGGGATAATTGACGGACTTAACTTTGTAATAAGGGCTGCAAGAGCAGTAGGAGCAAGCGTTGATGAACTGCAACATGTGGATTTTACATCAAAGATAAAAGCACCTACATCAAGTAACAAGAATGTCAAGACATGGGAAAATAAATATGTAGATGTTGGAGAATTCTCTCAAAAAGGCTCGAAATTTGCACTGGACAAGCTGGACAATCTAAGTAATGCACTTGGAAAATTTAATATTTCAGGTGTAGGAGGTACAGGTGCAGGAGTAGGATCTGCATCATCAATGGGAGAAGGTAAAAATATAGGTGATGTTGGAAAAGTCGGCAAGGTAGGCTCTATAGAAAAAGATGTGAAGATATCTGATGAAGACATCAAGATGTTGTACCAGATGGCTGTTGGCGACAGGGTAAATCAAATTAACCTTACAGTTGAAACCAAAGCACCACAGATTGTCAATAACAACAATATCAGTAGAGATGTTGATATGGACAATGTCTATGAGAAGATAGCTACAGCACTATCAAACGAAGCTAATATTTCAGTTAAACAAAGCTATTAATATGTAATTAAGAGTAGAAAATGCGAATTCTACTCTTAATTTTTAGGAGTAAACAATGTATGAAATCTATATCGGAGGCTTAAAGCTCCCCCTACTTCCTGAATCTTTAAAAGAGGATATCAAGCGTGATAATAAGCATTACACAATACTTGCACTTGGAGAAGTAATAAAAGCAGGAAGAGCAAAACTAAGGACATGGACTATAAAAAGTACATTTTATCATGAAGATATTGATGTGACTAAGGCAAGAGATTATCTGACTTCACTTGTGAATTCAGAAAAACTATCTATAAAGCCTGTACGCTTTATCGTAAACAGATATAAAGACGACGGAACACTTACATTTGACACCAACTGTCTTGTCTTAATAGATAGTATCAGCTTTGAAGATAAAGCAGGAGAAGTCGGAGATCTCAATTATGAAATCAAGTTAATAGAATACAAAGAGTTTGGTGGGAAGAAGCTAAAATGAGAATAAGAGTGCTTGTTATAAACAGAAAAAAGAATGTATACGACATAAGCAACGCAATAAGCTCAGATATCAAATATACTACGACACGAGTAGGCTCAGCATCGACTATAAGTTTTGACGTCATAAAATCAGGACAGATTTCATTTCACGAAGGCGACATGGTCAAGATATTTGTAGATAAAAAACTATACATTGTCTGCTACATCTTTGCCAAGTCCAAAAAAGAAGATGTAATTTCTCTTACTTGTTATGATCTTCTTAGATATATGCAGTACAAACAAAGCTATAACTTTAGTAAAAAGACAGCTACTCAGATAATAAAGCAAGTAGCAAATGAATTCAAAATCAAGCTTGGAAACGTAGCAGATACTACCTATATCCTACCTGACAAGATTTATGAAGATAAGACGCTTCTTGATATAGTAACTGACGCACTGATGAAAACCACAGTTAAAACTAAAAAAGTATATACTCTATATGACCATGCGGGCAAGTTAACATTAAAAGAAAGCAGCGACATGGTGAGTAATTACGTGCTTGGCAACAAATCACTTGCAACTACTTATACCTACAAGACGAGTATTGAAGAGTCATATAATTATGTAAAATTAGTAAAACCGAACAAAAAATCGGGCAAAGGCGAAACATACATAGCCTTCGACGATGAAAAGATAAAAAAATGGGGACATTTGCAGTTTTATAAGAAAGTAGATGAAAATCTAAACGACGCACAAATCAGAGAAATGGCAAAAAACTATCTCAAATACTATGCAAGAACTAAAAGAACACTTAAGTTAGAGTGCATGGGAGTAAAAGAGATACGAGCCGGCTCAGTTGTCCTAATTGATATACCTGCCCTTGGTGATATAGATTTGAAAAAGCTACTACTTATTGAAAAATGCACACATACTTTGAGCGAAACTCAGCATACAATGAGTCTGGAGATGAATGTAATCAATGATTGAAGTAATTAGAAGTATTATAGACGAACAAATGAACTCGTATGGGCTTTCAGATTTAGCAATCGGTACAGTAGTATCAATAAATCCTTTAAAAATAAGGCTGACAGACAGAATTACACTAAATGAAAATCAAATATTGCTAACCGAATTTGTGCTTGAAAAATCACTTAAATTAATACACAAGCATGGTATTGAAAGTGTGAAAATAAGCAGTTACACTCATTCGCATAAAATAGAGGGTGTAACTGAAAAGGCACAAGAGCATACACACAGCTTAGATTTAAGCACCAAGACAGACACACATTCACATAAAGCGGATATAACTATAAAAGACAATCTTGGAGCAAAAATAATCATCCAAGAAGGGCTTAAAAAAGGTGATAAGGTAATAATGCTGAAGACCGAACGAGGTCAAAAATATGTAGTGTTGTCAAAGGTCAGAGATAAAAAATCAGTAATTATTGATTGTATAAGCGGTTCGTGGGATTGGAGTTGATGATATGGAGTTACTACCTACATTTGACGCATATTCTGATGATGAACTGATAGCAGATACATCAGGAAATATCGTTCATATGATTAAAGATACATCTACTTTGGCAGGTACTGTAGATGATATAAATGCTGTTAAACAAGCTTGTTTTTGCATACTTGCAACAGAGCAAGACATACACAAAATATATGATAAAAGCTACGGGCTACAGACATTTGACCTTATCGGCAAGGACTATTCATATATTGCATCTGAACTCAAAAGAAGAATAAGAGAGGCGTTAATACAAGATGATAGGATAAATGATGTCAGAGATTTTGTTATAGAAAGAGTTAAAAAAGACGGTATACACCTGTCATTTGTAGTTGAATGTCAGTATGGTGACATCTCAATGGATAAGACGGTAAAGGTGGTAGAGGGGGATAGCTGATGACCTATGAAAAGATTTTAGACGATGCACTAAAAAGAGTAGATGATAAATACTCTAAAAGACAGGACAGTCCAATATTTAACGGCATAGCTCCTGCTTGCTATGAGATAAGCAAAGTTTATGAGATTATGGAAGAACATTTAAAACAAAGTTTTGGAATGACTGCAAACGGAGTTTATCTCAATAACCTTGTAAAAGAAGTTGGACTTGAGAGATTTGAAGCCACTTATGCAATAAAAAAAGCTGAGTTTAAAGATGAAGATGATAGATTAACAGATATAGATTTGAACCTTCGATTCGCAAAAGATGAATACTCTTTTGTAGTAGTCAAGAAGATTGAAAAAGGTGTATTTTATCTTAAATGTGAACAAGCTGGATCTACAGCAAACGAAATTATGGGTGATATACTTCCTATTGACAATGTAAGCATTGCAAGTGCTAAGATTGTCGCAAATGTTGAACTTGGAACAGATATAGAAGATGACGAACACTTAAGACTTAGATATCTTCAAAAAGTAAGAGAACCGGCTACATCTGGCAATATCTACCACTACAGATTGTGGGCAATGGAAGTTGAAAACATAGGTGCAGCAAAGATATTTCCACTTTGGAACGGCAACGGTACAGTAAAAGTGATGATAGTAAACTCTGATATGAAATCGGCAGATTCATTATTAATAAATAAAGTGAACACTCATATCGAAGATGTACGACCTATTGGAGCTACTGTAACTGTAGTAACACCATCATCAAAAGATATTACAATTACTGCAAAAATCAGAACTTCACTTAATGCAAATATAGAGCTTACAAAGCTTGATTTTAAGTCTAAGATTGAAAAATATATCAAAGACATTACAAAAGAGTATTTTTCAAACATTAGAGCAAATTCTTACTTTATATCATTAGCCCAAGTCGGCAAGCATCTACTTGAAAGCAAGGATGTCATAGATTATGCGGAGCTGAGATTAAACAGTGTAACAGCAAATATAGAGCTTTTAGCTGAACAAATTGCTAATATTACAGCTATAACGCTTGAGGTGATGTAATGATAATAGACAATATTGATATGAACTTATGCGAAAGAGTCGAACTTATCAATTATCTTCCTCTTTTTTATAGAAAAATAGAGCAGATGAAAGTCATACAAGGCACTCTATCCACAGAAGTATCAAAGATGAAGTGCATTGAAAAAGATGTATTCATGCAAGGCTTTGTTGAGACGGCAACTTGGGGACTTAAATTCTTTGAAGAAGAGTTAGGACTACCTATAGAGCCTAATCTTTCTTATGAGCAAAGAAGAGAAATGATAAAGGCAAAGTTAAGAGGTACAGGTACCACTACCATCAAGCTTATACAAAATGTAGCAAGTGCATACAGTAATGGCGAAGTGGAGGTAACAGAACACAACGAACATTATTATTTTGAAATAAAGTTCGTTGGAACTCGTGGAATACCTGCCAATATGGTAGGGTTAAAGAGTATTTTAGAAGAAATAAAGCCTGCCCACTTAGGCATTAACTATGTCTTCACTTTTGCTACATGGGGTGAAGTAAAAAAGAGAAGATGGGGTGAAATTAAAAAGCTAACTTGGGACGGTGTAAGACACCTTCCAATGAATTAGAGGTGAGAATATGCAAGAAACAACGAATTATAAACTCAAAAAGCCTGAGTATAACGAATATGCAGACATTATGGACATAAACCATAATATGGATATACTGGATGAGGAAGTTAATAAAAAGCTTGATAAGACGGAAAAGGCACCTGACAGTGAAAAGCTGGATGGCTTAGATAGTCTAAAGTTTGCAAGAAGCTATAGTTTTTTTAATAATGACAATATTCCTAAAGATGTGTTTAATAACACTTCACATAATCAATCTTATATAGGTGTTATCAATTATGGCACAGAAGTAGGATTCTCTGGAAATCATGTGAAAATAATATATATACCACATTATAATGACGGATATGGTACTCAAATCGCCATACCTTATGAGGGTGGACATACATATGGTATGTTTTACAGACATTCTATAGGTAATAAATGGGGAGATTTTATTGAATTATTAGACACAAGGAGTATAGTTTTAAAACCTATTAAAGATGCAAATACTTGTATTGAAAGTGGTAAATCATTTTATTGTGTACACAATCAAACTGCTAACTTACCACTTGGTACTGTTGATGATGGCATTATAATACCATATATGTATTCAAATGACTGGGGTTGTCAATTATATATGACATGGCATGGACATGCTATATATTGGAGAAAAAAATCTGCTGGCACTTGGGATAGATGGCATTGTATAGGTGGTGGGTCTTGGAATCAAGAGCTTATCAAAGATTCTGAACAAGTTGGAAAATATTTAAGATGGAATAAATATGGACAAAATCATGTAATATTTGATGCGAGTTCTGGAGTAAAACCTGATGGACAAGCTTGTGATGCTGTAAATTCTCAAAATGTATGGCAAAATACATACCCAACACTTATGGGATTTAATGGGGTTGCAACTTATGGTCTAAGGGTTGATAGCTCACGAAATTCTGATTGTGTAGCTGGATTTCCTTTTAGAAATAATAACGGTAAGTTAGAAGTAATGATAGGAGGAGAGTGGTTATCTGTGGGAGCAAAACAGTATACAGTTACAAGAACAGGATATATAGATGTAAATTCACAAAAAAGATTTGATTATAGTGGTGGTAGTGGAATACTACGAAAAATAACCTATATAGAAACTAAATCTTCATATAATAGTACACAATATCCCCCAGAGATATTTTTAGATGGGGTAAAAATTGATTATAGACAATATAATGATTGTGAACTTGAATTTAAAAATAGTATATCTATTGTTGGTACAAACTGGAATAATAACGAAAATATGGGATGTTCTTTTGTAATACAAACAGAAAAATAAAAGGAGGACAATATGAAATATTTAGTAAGATTTGATAAAGAAGATAATAAATTTATTGATATGACTACAGTAAATGAAGTATATACGCATAAATACTATGAAACAGAGCCTTTAGAAGAAAAAGAAGGATATTATATACAGACTTACTATGATGAAAAAAATGACAAGATAGACCAAAGATATATAGAAATACCTAAAACTCAAGAAGAAATAATCGAAGAAGAGATGAAAAATATGAAAGAGCAGATGGAGCAAAATGCTAAGGCTCTTGAGGATTTATTAATGCAAAGCACAGGTATGTAGGTGATTTTTATGATTGCCTTTATTAATTTAAAAATAAAGCAATTAAGCTTTATTATATATACTTTATATTTATATTTGAAAGGAGACATTTTTATGTACGAATTTTTAGCTTATCGTGTAATCACAGGACATCTTACTTGTATACCTGAAAAGGCAACAAAGACAAAAAGATTGATTCCTGAAAAACTTAGACCACAAGTGTTAGAAATACTAAAAGAAAGTGGCTTTGATGGAGATGGTCAACCTATTGAACGAGAAAATGAATACGAAAAACAAGAATAGTGTTCAATTATATTTTTAAATAGTAAATACAACTATAATACACATAAGGCAATAAACGAGGACTGATAAGGTCTTTTTTTATTGCCTTTAAATTTTAAAAGCTTAATTAAATTCAATAATATTTAGATTATCTACTAATACACTCCCTAAATTTCTGTAAAATTAATTTAAAACTAAAGGGGAAGACATGGTTAAAGATATAGAAAAACTAGAAAAAGAACTTGAAAAACTAAAGAATAAAAAAGTAGAAAAACCAAAGAAAGAGTATTCCAAAATCATAGTATCAGCCATAATCGTTGTAAATATATTATTTACACTCTGTATAATGATACTATTTTTGAAAAAAGGCTCAGAACCAGTCGCATTAATCAGTGCATGGTTTTCCTTTACCACAGTTGAGTTGTGGAATTTGGCGAAGATAAAACAACATAAAATAAATAAGGAGATATAAGATGAAAAAAGAATATTTTGAAATATTAATATCTGTATTAAAAATTATATTGATGTTAGTAACAATATATGTAGTTCCTAAATTAAAAAACTTTATTGAAGAAAACACCACAGCAAAGCAGAGACAGGAACTTATTAACTTTGCCAATATTGCTATTAAGATAGCTGAAGAATATTACAAAGATAAAAATAAGGGCAAAGAAAAGAAAGATTTCGTAATTGAATGGCTCAACAAAGCAGGAATAAAGGCTACCGAAGAACAAATCAGTAATATCATAGATATGATAGTAGCGTGGTATAACGCTAACGGTTGGAACAAGGTAATAACAAAGGAAGTGATATAGTTGAAATCAAGACAAGATATATTGAAATACGCTAAATCATTGATTGACTACACCAACTACAAAATGGGAGCTAAGTGGTACAACTACGGCAATAATGCAGAGAAACCTAAACTCCTTGACTGTAGCGGTTTTGTAGTCTGGGCGTACAAGATGGCAGGATTTAATGTGCCAGACGGCACATATCACCAATGGCAGGCAACATATGAAATACCTCAAAGTCAACTAAAAGTTGGGGACATTGGAATAAAGGAATTCAATGGTGTCGGTATGTACAATCATGTCGGTATATATGCTGGCAGAGGTATGTGGATACATTGTAATTTTAGTCGCAACGGTGTAACACTTGAAAAAACAAGTGTATTCAAATACTATAGAAGATTTAGTAACCTTGTATTTGAAGATGATAAACCACAACCATCAAAGCAACATTCACAAAACAAGAAAGAAGATGATGAAATGATAGAGCAAAAAGAGTTCCTTATAAATAATAAGAAAACTAAACTTGATACTATTTTTAAAGAAAATAAGAACTATGTATCTTTACAATCACTAAAAGATGCAGGTGTACTAAATGCAAGCTATGATAAAGAAAATAAGATAGCAGTAATAACTACAAAATAACTTAGATAAAAAGACTCTTTAAATACAATATAAACAATATTTAAAGAGTCTTTAAATATTTAAAAATAAAAAAAAGAAAAATAAAAAAACTATTCAAGCAGTGTAATTTCAATATTTATTCAAAAAGGAGATAGAATTTATGGATAGTTTTTTAAGTTGGATAGGTGGCAAAAAGCTACTTAGACATACAATAATAGAAAATTTCCCGGACACAAAACAATTTAATAAATATGTAGAAGTGTTTGGCGGTGCAGGTTGGGTACTTTTTGTAAAAGATAGACATGCATCAAATGAAGTATACAATGATATAAATAGTAATCTTACTAATCTTTTCAAATGCGTAAAATATCATGCTGAAGAACTACAAAAAGAGTTAAACTTTACAATCAATTCAAGAGAACTATTTGAAGAATATATCAGTCAGATAAATTCTAAAGGACTTACAGACATTCAAAGAGCTGCAAGATATTTCTATATTATAAAATTAAGTTATGGCTCAAAAGGAGGCTGTTTTGGAGCTATCAAAAAAGATGTGGAAAAAATGAAATTATATCTACAAGAAATACAACAAAGGCTTACAAATGTAGTGATAGAAAACAAGTGTTTTAAAGATATAATAGTCAAATATGATAGTCAAGAAACTCTCTTTTATCTTGATCCACCATATCATAGCACAGAGTACTTTTATGATACAGAATTTAATGAAGACACACACATAAAACTTGGAGATATACTACAAAACATACAAGGGAAATTTGTATTATCATATAACGATGATGAGTTTATAAGAAAATTATATAAAGAATTTAACATAATAGAAGTAGAAAGAAATCATAATCTAACAAGTAGATACAATAAAAATAGAAGATATAAAGAGCTTATAATAAAGAATTATTAATAGATAGCTTTATTTTTTTACATTTAGGTGTACGAAATACGTATTTAAAGACCAAAAACATACTAAAACTCATATAGCGTTCTATAATTACTTAAAAAGTACTTATAGAACGGAGTTGATAAAATGATAAAGATACATTTATCTAAGTTACTTGGAGAAAGAAGAATAAGTCAAAAAAGATTGTCAGAACTTACAGGAATAAGAAGAGCGACAATCAATGAGATGTATCATGAACTTATAGAGAGGATAAATCTAGAGCATTTAAATAGTATATGTGCAGTGTTAAAAATAGATGTAGATGAATTATTAGAATACATACCAGATAAAAAAATACAAGAGTAAAAATCTTGTATTTTTTATCTAACCAACATATTTAAAATATCAAACAACACTTGGATTATTTTAAGTGCAAAAAACACAAAATTATAGCATATATATAATATAAAAATCAAAAAAATGCAAATCTGTTTTCTGCCAATTAGCTTGAAAATTTTTGCCAATTTTTTTGCCAGCTAACATTTTATTTAAAAAGCTAGATAACAT